TTCAACAATCTTCGGATAGCATCATGCACTTCACAATAATTGTGACCATGATACCCATTCTGACCTTCGGTCAAATCCTTCGAGAATTGTTCCAATGTCTTGGTGTGTGTCATATCGGCGGTGAACATTCTATACTATTCCTTGTTTCTGTAATCGCGCTAAAGATTGCTCTTTGGTAACACGATTACCTTTTTGATCCCTCTTACGCATATGGATCATATACGAATCCTTTGGCTTTGGCAAGTAGGAACACCAACACCATTTTTGGTCCAACATATATTCTGGTTTATCAGGTATGTTTGCCTTACGGGAAAAGTTATGCATTACTCCCTCATCCACAAATATCGTACCAGCAATATCTTGTACTTCATGGGTCACCCATTGGTCACGCAATTTCTTACGCATATTCAGGTCCAGACGCCAGATTGCGCCGCCCCAAAAGGCATTCTTCATTGATGAATATTGAGGTAAAGCCCGGTTGAAACGAGCCTTGGCATTTGCTCGGATATGGTCCGAGCATATACCCACACCAGTTTCGTCGGTGAAGAGATTGATGGAGAGCCCCTTACGAACAAACATATCAGGGTCAACCATCGCGACCACATCATATGAATCGAATTGAGGAATCAACATACACAGTTTGTGGTTGGCATTCACCTTTTTGTGGCGGCGTTTCATAGATTTTATATCCCATACAGGTTCACCTGTTATGAGTTTATATTCTGCGCCACAATATTCGGCATATTGTTTCATGTTTTCGATAGATGCTAATGCGAGGTCGGAGAGGGGTCCATTATAGTGTTGGAGTAATATATTTTTCATTTTCATAACCTAAAATTGTATATTATTGAGTTTTTTCAATCGCTTCCAAAAGTATTTGTGTCTGGATGGTGATATTTTCGTTCAATTCTTCATAGTCTTTGGACAGCTCAGTAACGTCACGTTGTACGGACCGTAAAGTATCATCTATTGTGTCAACGGTATCTTCAATTTCTTCCACATCTTGTTCGACACCAAATATGGATTTGTCTCGGATAACCTTGAAAGATTCTTCCGCTTCCTCTTCATGCTCGTCCAATTGTTCCTGTATGTTAGCAACAGCGTTAGAATTATTCAGTACAGTGACATAAAATCCCATTCCTCCGGCACCTATTATCAACAGTACCGATATTACACCGACCATGTTATCTTTAATCCAGGCCATGATTTTTCCTTAAATAAGTTTTATATCACCTATTTATACATCCTGGTTCCAGTATCCCTTACTTGGTCCTGTGTCGAAATCGTATCCCCAAGTATCAATATCCTTTTGATACCAATCTGCGACCAATTGGATAGTGGCAGGAGTATATATGTCCATATATGAACCTTTGTTTAGAGCTGTCACATTCCTAGCGCGTGACATTTCAGGTATATCGAAATATTTACAAAGGTCTTCATTCAAATTTTCGAACCTGAGCATATCACACCTGACAGTATCCTTGTTATCGGACACATATTCAAATGCTGGCTGCCAACCGCGTATGGCTCGGTGATGCATAAAGGGTTCATTGTACCAAAGTTCACGTTCTGTCAGGAAATGTTCAAATGAATCAATGCGGTGTTTACCGACAGGTTCCTTTTTCTCGACCTCTATGACTTTCTTAGCAAAGAAATACCTTGAGACAACACGGTCCCAAGGGTTACGGATGACTGCAAATGCGTCATAATAGTTGCGATATCCGGGTTTCACATGTTTCCAAGGGCAATGTTCATGACCATGATGGTCATTGATTTTCTTCATTTGAGCGTGTAACGCCTTCGTATATTCGGGAGATTCGTGTAGTTCAGGTGTACATGCCTGAATCTTATTCTTCAGTTGCGGGCTATGACGTATTGTCATCCCGGCGGACTTGGGAATGTGAATGAAGATTTTGGCGTTCCATTCTTTTATCATTATCTTTGTTCCATTTCTCTATTAGTTTTTTTGCCAAAGTTTCTGCCGAATACCAGTGATAGAATCCTTGCTCTTTCAATTTGTGTGCCGAATCTAACGCCCGGAAATATGTTTCTTTTTCTTCATTCATTTCATATCCGAAAAGTCGCATTCGGGTCTTTCCGGCCAATCCCTTTTAGGTCGTGATTCCTTTTTGGTACATTCTTCACACACGAATAATATATCTTCGGGACCAATAGTATATTCAACAAGTGTTCGGTTTTCGTCTATAGATTTATACGAAATAAATTTACCGCAACCGTCACATTTGATGTTATTCATTTTATTCTTTCCCCAGTGTTAGGCACAACCTCTACACACCTATCATCCCACAACTCAATCATGCCAAAATCCTTGACATTAGTGATTTCCAATATTTGCCCAAACTCTTTCATACAAAATTCTTCAATTGGGCCTTTGATCATTTCTTCGGTTTGGATTTCTCCATTTAGAAGTTTCATACCAATGGCATATACTCTAGCGGTGAATATCTTTACTGTTTTACCATCTTCCAACCATTTTCTGACCCTATCACACATAGGTTTGATTGGTTTTCCCACATCTTCTATTCCTATCCAGTTTTCATATGTTGCCAGAGTGCCATCAAAATCTACGCCTATCCAACCTGATTTACTCATGATATATCATTCATCAATTGTGTTACATTCTCACCTCGGTTAGGCAATTTATCCTTTAGGAAGAAATGTACGAAATGGCATTCATCAAGTTTCGTATTCACGGTATACAATCCATTCCATTTCCAGTGTAATCTTTCGATGTTCATACCAGATTGGCGTATCCATGTATTCAACAAAGTCTGGTCGGTCGACCATTTCCAATTACCAACACCATCAATAAAATCTTTGAATTCGGGGCGTTCAAGGAACTCTCGGGCAGTCTGACCTTTCAAATGTTCCGTGATGGATTTATTCATCACCATCACCCCCATGTTCATAAACGAATATCCCAATCCGGTAGGGTCAAAGTCTGCGACTTTACCGTGCAGGTTGGAATATTGCATCATTGAATAATTGAGTATCTTGTTTTTGTATTGGTCAGTGATAGGCATTTCTCGTTCCGCCACAGCCCCAAAATCGTATTCTTCAGCAAGGTCTTCAAAGATATTTGGTGCCGTATCTCGGATGAATATGTCCGCATCAATCACAGCAATCTGGTCATAACCCTTTTTGAACCAATCTAACGCATTCTCTTTTTCGAATATGGGTAATGGTACAGGGCGGGAAACGCATTCATCACTTCGCCCTGTATTGAATGGGTCAGGTCTGATATTCAGTATCGGCCTTGTTTGTATGACATGCTCGATATCATATTTCTTACAATATTCCGACACAGATTTGATACAGGTTTTATACAGTTTGGATGGTTTGCCTATTGAGACTTGGTATATCATGCGTTTCATTGTTTTGCCATTCTTGCCTTTATCATTTCATCCATATCAAAATTATCATAATATATCTCCGAGTCAGTTTTCTTCGTTTTCACAATATTCTCCGGCGAATTGTGTGCAATTTTTGCACATCTAAGTCCTTCTATGTATTCTAGATGGCACGGCACGAATTGTAAACGTTATTCCGAATCATTATCTTCATCATCTTCCGCTTTATCTAAACCAGTTCTATAAAATTCATTCGGTGTTGAATTGCTTCCTGTATAGATTCCGAACCACGCGGCTCCGGCACCAACAATAACAGATACTAATCCTGCCTGTTCCATTGATGGTGTATCAATTGCCATAAACCAATCCACGACCTTATACAACAAATAGATGTACATTGAAATGAATGCGCGAGGAAATAATCTCCACCGTGAGAAATATTCTGGTGCTGTCCACCAAAAGTTCACAAATTTTTCCATGAAAGGTCCTGTTTTTTTTATTATTATTATGGGTCATTTCAATCACGCATGTTTTAGAATATTGTTAGCAATCTCCAAGGTTTCGTTGTAATTTGGCTTGAATCGGTTATATTTATACCCATTCTTCACAAACCATTCCACACTAGTTATATCTCCCTCCAAAACCTTCGGAGGGAGTTTCAAACGGCGCGCGTTCTCTTGGAATTGGAACCTGAGGTTCAATATTTCAAATATCGTGATTTTCATATTCCTCATCAAAATTGTAATCATCTTCATAATACAAGAGATTCTTTTTATATTTGTCAGGCTTTTTATCGTTTGCGTATTTGATTCTGCAATCCCGGTTCAAAGATAAAAATTTGTTACGATTGCTTTTGCGATTTGCGGGGTGTCTTTTTCCGTATTTTGCCATGTCAGATATTTATGGTGTTACCTCTACCAGCTCCATCTTTGATGGTTCTCAGTCTGTCCTTGAATCCATCATCAGTTTTACTATTGATATGCCCAACCATTGAAACAAGTTTGGGTGTTGACAATTTTTGGAATAGATTGGAATCTTCCTCTAACCGAGATTGAAGTTCATCATATGTGCATTGCACTTCAATTTCTTCCTCAGTTTCACGATTGACTATCGTGTATAACGGCATGATTTTTGTCTCCTATTGGATTTTTATATTCAAATCTTCGAGTTCTTCTCTCAGAACAAAATCGTCGGGTAATATCACAGGATTTCCAGCGCGGATATTTATGACGGCTTTGTTCAGTTCAACTCCAATAAAATCGGTGTGTTTGCGTAAAGAATTCCATAATCTGGTTTCGTCCACGACTCCTGTGTAGCCTATTACTAACATATCTATTTATCCTTATAATGGGCCACCGGCAATGCCGGTGACCCTGATAATCCATATTGGTAGTGAAATTATGGATTAATCGTCGTCTAATAACTTATTGAAATAATCGGTGATATCTTCATTCGAACTTTCGCCAGCATCCTCATTACCACTGAAGGGTATTTCATCCTGGTCCAAATCATCAGCCGGTTTGGTTGATGGCATTGAAGGAGGAGGTGAAGAAGTCATGGATTCGCGAACCACTGGATTATCATTTGTTCCCATCACCAGGTTCAAACGAGTTTTGAGTTCGTCATAACTCTTGTAGTTGGAAGGGTCGATAAACTCGTTCAATGGATGTACTTGTTCATAGATTTTATCCATAACTTCGTCCTCATCCAATTGTGAAGGCGGTTTAAATTCGGACCGGTCATAGTTGGGCCATTTTTCGACAATGCGACAACGAATAATGAAGTTAGCACCTTCCCAAAGATCGAAGGGATTGACAGGTTGCGGGGCCTCTTCATATTGACTTGCTACGGGTTTAATGGATTGGGCAATCTTATCATAGATTTTCTTACCATAATCAAACAAGAATACTTTACCATTGTTTTCCGGTTTCGCGGGGTCGGATATCACATAGATATTCGAAACATGGTGAAGTTTGCGTTTTTGGTCACGAGCTTGTTTCTTGCCGGGTGAGTTTTTATCTTCGCTCAGATTCCACAAATAATTATTCAATTCGGAAACAGGGTCGGGCTGTTTAAATGTGGTCAGTGAGTTTTCGATGTAATATTGACCAGTTGGACCTTTGAAGAAATGGTCATGATATTGGACAAATGGGGATGGGTCGCCATCGGGTTGAGGCAAGAACCGAATTTCGGCATATGCGTTGCCAGCATCATCTTTGGTGGGTTTCCAGAACCGGTCATCCTTATAACTTGATTTCGTATCAAGTTTTTCGGATTGTTTTACCAGGTCCGAGAGGAAAGATTTACGGTTGCGTTTTAGTGCGCTTAATGACATTTATATTCTCCTATGTACATTCATATGTGTTTGTGTTTACTTGTGTTTACTCTTATTAGAAATCCAACACATTACAACTATCGATTTCCACAAGATTTATCTTTGCGCTTTCTACATGAAGCTTTGAAACCAAGTCGGGTTTCAGATATTTCTTACAGTCTTCGGGTTCTATGTTGAAGTCCGTGCATGTATTTATAATAGCATCAAGGTACTTTTCCCGATTATGTCGAACTTTATACTCAACTTTCTTAGAAAATGATGCTTTATTCAAAACGACTTGTTCATTCATTTATTCATTACCCTTACCAGAATGGTGTGTTTGTTGATTCGCCCATTGGGTTTGGTAATCTTAGTCGTCAATCCCTTGATGGTTCGGTTGATTTTAGCCACGGTCGAACCTTGAACAATCGTTAGAATGTCCTCGGGTTTGCGTAACTTGGTTGAACGGGATGCTGTTTTATCCCAGAGTTGTAATGTGGAACCTCTCACCTCAAAACCATTTGCGGATTGACTGACATATTCGGTCAAGATGCGGTTTGATGTATTGAAGGTATAGAGCCGCATTGAACCTACTATACCATATGGCACAATAGAAGTCAACTTATATTCCTTGGATTCAGGCAAATAATTCAACTTGGCGACTTGGCGGTCCATGGTTACGGGTTTCGCCATGCGGGGTTTTCTGTTGACTTTCTTATTCAACATATACTGTTCGGAACCTTTGACAATTCCTTCAATGAACTTCATGTAAGCTCGGCGTTGACGGATTGTCATGTGAGAATATGCCTCGACCAAGTCGGGGGTTTTCTTATTCACCAGTTCTTGTAGTTCTTCCAGTTCAGGTTTGTAATAGATATAGACAGATTTTGCCATACTCTGGGAACCAACACCCTTTTGGAGTTCTTCATAGATTGAATAATCGGTATGGTCTTCCCAGTGGTCAACAACATATTCAACTGAAGCGATAAACTTACCAACCTTTTTCTTGGCGAGGATTGCTGGCGATACCCGTTTGGGGCTGGTATTATCTTGTTTCTTCGACGCGAAATGCCGGATATTATCCAATGCCAACTTGATGCTGTTGGTTGGATTCCAATTAGGAGGAAAAGTCTTGTCTAGATTTGACCAATGTATGGATGCCGCGGCGCCAATCGACATATTATAGGCGTATTCTGGCGCGGCCAAGAGTACTTTGCGGTCTGCGCCTTTATACTCTTTCTTGATATGGGTCTTGATTATGGAGGCAATCTCCTTTGAATCGACCTCATACCTCATATAATCGAAAAACTTGGACCATTCCAATAAAGGGGCTCCCGCCAGACCAAGTTTGATTTTACGACCAGTTTTTTTACGTTTGACTTTCGCCATTCTCATTCTCCTGATTCGTGTCATAATCTATCGGGTAAATACGCAACTTGTTACCATGCTCAGTATACTTCAGAAACCCATTCATGGCAAGACCTTCGATTACTTTGTCAGTGAATTCTTTTTCACGGGCGCTGAGAACTTGGTCGACTTCTTTTTTCACTCTCGATTCGACTTGAAAAGATGATATTGTTCGTTTGGTGCCCATATAAAAGGATAACCAAACGATAGCCAATATATTCAGACCAAAATAAATTGTCGTATCAATGGGCATTTATGCTTCCTGTATTGAAATTACCGAATCAACATAAAATGAACGCCATCCTTCGGATTCCATATCCCAAACAGAAAGTAATCCTGGCGGCCCTTCGCGATTTGGTTGATTCAACTGTTCCTCGGTTTTTTCGGGTGCAGGAGGTATGATATTGGAATCCAATGTACACTTCATATCCCGAATGGTGCCATTCTTTTTCGTGAACTGTACCATTTGAGGTTTATTTCTTATCAGGTCAGTAACATCTTGTTTGGATAATTTCATAATATGTTCCTCAAGTTTTGGAGCAAGCGGGTAGGTACTGCGCCTCCTTCTCCAACCGGGTAGATTGGTGTGTTACTTTTACACCACGCTTGCGTTGTTACTAACATCAACAGTGTTAGTGTTCTATCTTATTGTTACTATATATCATTATGGGATGTTTGTCAACCCCTTATCGGATAATATCAATCTTATCCGCATTTTCATTCCACAGTTCAAGTTCGGTTCGAATTCGACCTTGGTCTTTCAGGTTGTTGAATCTCTTTGATGCCAATTTCTTCCACCATGCCACAACACCTTCCAACTCATATCGGTCAAAGTTCTCCTTCTTTTGGAGTTCATTCGTCTTGCCGAGTATATAATCCACGGTGTTGGAATACCCATAATCGGATATGTAAACCCGTTTTTGTTCAGTCAGGGACTTGGCATGCTCAATCACATCACAAAATTTCTTATATTCCTCTTCACTGGTGGTCTTCAAAGACCTCTTGATAATTCCAACCATCTTGGCTTGGAGAGACATTTTGACCGAGGATGCCTTGGTTTTCAGAGGTTCACCAAGTTTCTTGTCAAACCATTTCTTGATGTATTTGAACTTTTGGTCATTCAGTAATGGGGGAAAATCGGAATCTGTGAGCCCCTTATATCTCAGGAATGGGCGCATACCATCATATTGGGACGAACTCTTGGTTGAACCATACAGGGATGTTGTTTCGAAGTGACAGATATTTGACCCGTATTTTTCATTGAACATTCTCCGTACGGTATGACTGGTACAGATACCCGCCATAAGTTTACCACCCAGATAGTTGAATCCGAATGGTTGGGTTGGTACAATGATTAATCCCATACAGGCCGCATCATTGAAACGTTTCATGGATTCAAGATTGTATGTGTCGAGAGGTTGACCCAAGAAATCGTTTCTGGGTTTGGAGTTGATAACACAAGAACCCACTCGGATGAAACCAATGAGTTTTTGTGAGTTCTTTTCGAATACCATCAATTTGAGAGTACGCCCGGGAGCAGCCTTTTCAATGGCGTGAGAGGTGGTCACCTC